ATGACCTCATAAATAATAACAAACGTAAAGTTTTCTTTGTTCACGGTGGTGTGGACACAGAGGAGCGAGAGGAAGTTAGGAGGATCACAGAAGAGGAATCGAATGCAATCATAGTTGCTTCATTCGGAACCTTCTCAACTGGGATCAATATCAAGAATCTCCATAATATTATCTTCGCTTCACCAAGTAAGTCCCGAATCAGAACTCTACAGTCTATTGGTAGAGTCTTACGTAAATCTCAAAACAAACTCAAAGCAACTCTTTATGATGTAGCAGATGATTGTAAGAAAGGATCAAGACAAAATTATACCTTGAACCATCTTATAGAACGAATCAAATACTACAACGAAGAAAATTTCAGTTATGACATCATCCAAATCACAATCTGAACCCTATGACGAATTTGTAGCAACCATCAAACTTGTTACAGGCGAAGAGATACTTACAAAAGTTATCGTCAATCAAGATACTGCAGAAGATACTGTGATAATAGAGAACCCTCTTATATGTGAAGAGGTTCGCTCCCATGGAGCGAATATCCCTTTGGGATATAAATTTGAACCTTGGATGAAAATGTCTGAAGAAGATGTTTTTATAATTCACATGACAAGTATCATTACTATGTCAGAAGTAAGAGAAAAACAAGTTATAGTAACCTACAACGAGGTAGTCAAGAAAGGATTCACGAGAACAGGAAATCCAAATCTTACTAGAGAAATGGGTTCTATAGGTACAGTAAAAGATTGTAGAGATATGATAGAAAAATTATATAGAGGAGAAGATGCTACTAAAGATACTCAAAGTAAGTAGCCTAAAACTCCTTTGAACCGCCACACGGTTAGTGTACACCTTTTACAACATGTTGTCAACCCCTTCTTTGACAATTACTTTATGTTGTACTATAATTAGAGGAAAGACATACTCCTATGGCACGAAAAAGATCAGAACATTACGTAAACAATAAGGAGTTCCTTGCTGCTATTGTTGCATACAAACTTGATATCTTAGAGTCAGAAAAGTTAGGTAAACCAAAACCAAGGATCACAAACTATCTTGGTGAATGCTTTCTAAAGATTGCTACACACCTTTCATACAAACCAAACTTTATCAACTACATGTATAAGGATGATATGGTCTGTGATGGTATAGAAAATTGTGTACAGTACATAAACAATTTTGATCCTGATAAATCTAAGAATCCTTTTGCATACTTTACACAGATTATACATTATGCTTTCTTACGTAGAATACAGAAAGAAAAGAAGCAATTAGAAATAAAGCAAAAAATTATTGAGAGATCTGGGTTTGATGAGGTCATGACTGCTGATCAGGATGGTAAGTCATCCGAGTATAACTCTATCAAAGATGCTATACAGTATAGAAATAACAATAGATGACCTATGATCTGACAGAAGAGGAATGGGAGTGTGTTCGTGTATGTCTAGATAATGCACCCATACCTTATGACATTGCTCTCAAGAAAATACCAGGTGACATCTTAGCAAAGATAGGTGAACCAACACCTCGTATAGGTAAACCATTAACAATACCTAAGTATGACCTTACACAGTACGGAATCCATGATGACGGAAACAGAACTACTAAATGATTTGGAAGTTATCACCAAAAAACTAGGTGGAACTATGACAAAACTAACCAGAGCAAACTCCGTAGGGAGATCATCAAAAGTTATCGAAATTGAGTATGAAATTAACACAAAAAGTAATTGACCAGATTCAAGAAGCAATGCTTCACACTAAGATGAATGGTGAGACTAATTGGAAAGATGGTGACGAGATAGATGTCTGTCTTGGTGGCACATTTGCTGGTGATAAATTTATTTCTATTATTAATAGAACACGTAGTAACACGACAAAAAAATGAAAGTTGCTATCATCACAGACCAACACTTTGGATTCAAGAAAGGATCTAAGTTATACCTAGACTATTTTCAAAAATTTTATGACGAATGTTTCTTTCCAACACTTGAAAGAGAAGGTATCACAACTGTTCTCGACCTTGGTGACACTTTTGACAACCGTAAAGGTGTTGATTCTTATTCTTTGGACTGGGCGAAAAAATGCTATTTCGATCCTCTTCGCAATCGCTCCATTAGTTTGGTTAGTGTTGTCGGAAATCATACTGCTTACTACAAAAACACTAACGAAATTAATACTAATGATTTGGTACTACGAGAGTACGATAATATTACCCTACTTTCTGAATGCCAGGAATTAGAAATAGGTGGACTCAATATACTATTCATACCATGGATCAATCCAGAAAATGAGGCATCAACATATAAAAAGATAAAGGAGAGTAAGTGTAAAGTTGCCATGGGTCATCTAGAACTCAATGGTTTTGTTGCTACACATGGACATACTATGGAGCATGGTGCAGATTTTGAGTGTTATGATAAGTTTCATCATGTGTTCTCTGGTCACTATCATACAAGGTCATCTAACGGTAAGATATACTACCTCGGTAATCCATATGAGATGTTTTGGAACGATGTAAATGATAAAAGAGGATTTCATATCTATGATACAGAAAAATTGACACTGAAAACTATCAACAATCCATTTCAGTTATACAAAGTTATCAACTATAGTGATACACCTAGACAACTTACTAAGTTTGAACAGTATCGTAATAAGATTGTCAAGGTGGTGGTAAGACAGAAGAGTAATGAGAAAGAATATAATTTGTTTATGGATGCACTTTCT